CCCCAAGAATCTAATTTTATTTCAACTGAATATAATCCTGCATTATTCATTCTGTAATAATAATAATTCCAACCATCGTTTGTATTGCTTCCTGCATGAATGGTATCAATAATAGATTGTCCATCTTTCTTTATTTTAATCTTAACATCTCTTGTATGGGTGGGAAGGGGAGGAAACATTTTAGTAACCTCACTCTCTATTGAATCAGACTTATCCTTCAGCCTAGCAACAAGACACATAGCCTTTTGCATATCAAGAGCAAAGCCGTTTCGTTCTTGAGCAGAAACTAAATGCCTGACTCTATATTCAAGATCAATACATTCTCTACTGATTTGTTTTAATTCTGGCTGTAGAGTTATATACAGCCTCTCAGTTAGTTCTACATCACGTATACAATAGTCTATCATCTCTTGAGAGAGGCAGGAGAAATCGTGAAAGTCTATCTTGTTAAACCCTAGCCTACCTCCCCATGCCTCAAGAGAATGACCACCATCCCTTACAGGATTGGTAAGCTGAGATAAGATCATTGTATCTTCGATACGATCTATAGTTATGTTGCATGAGGTTAGTCTGTTAAGAACATCAGCGTCAAAAGATATTCCGTTGTGCATGATAAACTTTGACACACGCTTTGCGAATACCGGGAATGTCTCGTAACACTGATGTTCTTTCCAGACATGTACCTTTCCAGAAACTCTTTCTTTCGCTACGATGCAATATATTTCCTTTGCATCGAGAGAATCAGTTTCGATGTCCAGTACAACTTCCATAACTAAAGTTCCTGATCTTGAGTATTCTCCTCACCATCATCGCCTAGATTATGTACCTCTGTCAACCGTCCTGTGTCCTTGTTAAAGAACAGGTGTGCAGCTACACCAGTGTCACCAGCGTATCGGTTCTTCAATACTCTGATCGTAGTGGTGTTGGCAATATTAGGATCGTCTGACTGTTGATCACGCTCCATAGCTACTACTGCATCAGATAACTGTGCGATGGATTGTGATCCACGCAGATGAGACAGAGTAACTTCTCTACCATTCTCATGGCCGTTATCACCCTGTGCGCGGCGCAGGTGAGAGACAAGAAGCATAGCCACGTTAGTCTCTTCAACGATTGACCGTAGCTTGGTCATCAGATTGTCGATGTTCCTTCGCTCATCATCTCCCTCAAGACCAGAGACTAGAATAGATAGATGGTCAAGGAAAATCCACTTACAATCAAGCGCCTTCACCATGTAGCGAACACGAGACAGTATCTCGTCAGTCTTCATACTTCCAAAGTGATCGAAGGCAAAGAACCGTCGAGTACCTACCGTAGCCTCTTGCCACTTGCGAAGATCGTTCATGCTAAACTGATCGCGTATCTCCCTGATGTATAATCTGGCGTTAGCCTCGACCGACATGAGATGAAAGATGGTGGACCGAACATTTTCTTCGAGAGAGATAACACCAATGTTTTCTTCTGTGTTGTTAAGAACATGGTGCATAAGCTCACGCATCACACTGGACTTACCTGTTCCTGTACCGGCAGTGAACGTCACAAGTTCGCCAGTACGAATACCATATAGCTTTTCATTCAGCCCATCAAAAGGATATAGACAAGTCTTGTAAGTGCCTTCCTCGTACAACGTATCACCCATGTCGGCAAGGTTAAGAATACCAGCCGGGGTGTGAACCTTTGCGTTCCACCATGCTTGAGAAAACTGTTCGCGTTTACCTGATTGAAGATACTCAGACGCATCTTTACCATCTGTCATGCAGACAATGCGGCAAGTGTTTGGCTCGAAAAGGCTTGCAACTTTCTGTGCCGCTTTTCTTCCATGCTCATCAGCATCAAAGCACAACACAACATTATCAAACTTTGATAGATATTCTAGGTTTGCCTTGCAATCCTTGTACGCTCCTTGCGCGCCAGTCTTGATTGATACAACAGGCCATTTACTGCCAAGCATTTCAAATGCAGCAAGAGCATCTAACTCACCTTCGCACACCGTGATGTATTTACCACCGGATGAAAAGAGGTTCTGACCAAACATAACGGCCTTACCAAGCGCACCTTTCGGCTCGGAAGGAAATGTCTTGTCGGCTAGCACACGCACCTTATCGACAATGTGATTGCCCTGTGCGTCATGGTAGGGATATCGGTGTTTGATAATATTCCCTGATGAATCTTTTACAATCCTCACATTGTATTTTTTACAAGTCTCTTGGGAAATTTTTCTGTCAGGTATTGCAGAGACAACTCCGCTGGCATTGGTGATTGGACTTACATTAGTTTCGATTGGTGTAGACATGATAGGATATTCTCCTTCTCCATCAAATCTCGTTTCACAACTAAAGCAAAATTCATGTCCATCTGAATAGATTGAACGTGCATCAGATGAACCACAACTATCGCACGGTTGATGCGACTTAATCAGTACGCTTTCTTCATCGTCCATTGTTACCTCTTGGTGTGTGGTGGTGGTACTTCTTAGACTACTTTATATCTGTTGTCAACCCTCCTCTAACAGTCCTGTTGATCCATAATGTTTGAGACAAAATTAAAGTCACCTGATTTTATCTCTTCAGTTTCTTCAGAAGCTAATCGTCTAGCTTCTTTCCTAGAGTATCCCTCCTCAAGATAAAGGTCGAGTAACTCTTTGTAGATTGTCTTTCTATCTTTCTCCCATAGGTGTTTCATTTTCCCTGTCCACGATATTTTTTATAGTTTCTACGTTTATGTTTATTTTTTGGATTAGTATTTATTGAATGACCAATGCTTGTCTGCATGTGTCGTGTTATCTCAATCTTGGATTTAAGTCCAATCTCTTTCTTGCTTGCCATTAGTGAATAACTTTCTCATTTACTTTTGTAGTCAGTGCCTTCCAACTTTCGGGATACAGCACAGAAATAATATTATTCCATTTGTCTGCCAAGTCCCTTATCTCTTTCTGTGCATCAAAGCTACTGCGTAGTTTATATGCTCTAGCAAAAGCAGCTAATGAACCAGTCACATAATAGCTGGTATAAGTAGACTGTGGAAGGACCATCCTCGCCTGTTCAGGACATACTCCAACATGCAATAGGTAGTCATAAGTCCATAAACAATTATCTATAGCCGCTTTATAATTATCTACAAGAAGTTTTTTTCCATTACCCAATGTTGGATTTACATCAATGATAGTATTGCTACTTCCCTGCTTTGCATCCTCAGACTTTCCTCTCCACTCGTCGGGAATATAAAACTCAGGATCGTCATCTACATACCGCCTACTTACTTCGTTGTATGTAAAACCAATAGTATGCTTGAACCTTTGCCTCGCTACGAATATAGGTACTTCTTCTCTAAGAGTAATTGAACAGTGAGTGAATGGAGTGAAGTGATTATTCTTTGCAAGGTATGAAATTAACTTCTTGTCCTTGTCGTGAAGCTCTTTTCCTGTCAGCGTATTCTTTTTCCAGTCAGACTCTTTGTCGAAAGATACTCTTGCTGAATTAACAACGGTAAGATCATCACCAAGACAAGAAATAAGTTCAGCTTTCATTGAGTTTTCTTTCTGATAATTGTTCTAGTTTGTCTTCTAATTTATTTACTTTTTCTTTTAAGTAAGTGTTCTCTTCTTTTAATTCCATTATTCTTTTATACAATGAATAAGTATTATCTGTCATTTGTTTTATCTGGTCTTTTAACAGCTTCTCCATAACTTATTCCTCTTAGTTTTTTAAAACCTCGTCCCTTAAAACAGACAATCTAGTAGCAACGTCGTGTAGTTGTTGTTCTTGTCTTAGATTTAGAAAACTAATTTCATTAACCTTATCAAGAACTTCATTGATTGTTGCTACATAATATCCTTTATTATTTCTATGTTCTTTTAACAAATCAGACAACACTATCTTAACTCTTTCTGTCTCTAACTTATTATTGTTAGCTTTAGAAACTCCATCAAGAATAACTGTTAGTCTTTTTTCCATTAAAAAGAATCTCCAAAACCAGAGTCAGGATATTCTTTTTTATTATCTAGAGAAGAAGAATAACTTTCTAATTCACGTTTAATATTATCTATATCTTTAATAACATTATTGATATAGTCTTTATTAAGATTATTAAAGTCTTTGTCTTGAATACTATCAAGAATTAAATCTTTAATAGTATTAATAGAAACTATACTAGGCATATAGTCTAAGTTATCACGGTATAAAGTTAGACAAACACCGTCCTTTCGTAACTCACAAACAAGAAAAAGGTCGGTGTAAATCTTTATGTTCTTCCTCATAACTTCTCCAGTTCTCCATTGAGGTTAGTATAAAAAACATTTTTAATTCCAAACTCAACAATACACCTATAACATCCCGAACAAGGTTTGGCAATAGTCTTCTCGAAAATATTTTTCCTTGGCTGATGTGATTTTCTTTTGACACGAACAACAATTAATGTACACTTCGACAGGTCGTCCATCTGCCTTGCTGCGTTCTTGATTGCAGCTATCTCTGCATGTAGGTGTATTGCATGTTCATGCTTGCCATACTTGGCTTGAAACGGATCGGTCTTGTACGAATTAACACCAAGACCTACAAGATTATTCTTATACCATACACCTGCCGCAAGACGATAGCAACGAACTGGATCGGTGATATCTTCTGCCACTCTGGCAAGCAGATCAACCGCCTTTTCCATTCGGACAGTCATTGTCCTTCTCCGTTCATAAGTAGTGAAGGGCAAGCCTACTACACTAGTGTAATAGACCTGCCCCGTTTCATCACTAGGGTCTAGTGAATGGTGGGCATACTAAAATCAATCTCGCCCATCCATTCTTCAAGACCATTGAGAAAGTCGTTTATGTCCTGAATATCAATCTGTTCTACAGACTCACTATCAGAGACATCTAAGATGTAGTCCCGCATGTATGTAGGGATTTCATCGTGGGTTTTGTATTTGTAAACCATAGCAACTTTCCTTTCTCAGTGTTGTGATTAAGCTGCTTCAAGATAGTCTGCAAATGCGTTAGAGTTAAGCCATTTACGGACAGTCTCTTGACGCTTGAACAGACTATCACTGTCTGAATTACTACGCAACGGAAAACGATCATCGTCATGGCTTGCGTAGTGTGTCATTGAAGAGACAAGAGAGAAGATATTATTTCCTCTCACGTTAGCCTCGTCAATGTATTGAGCAAACAACTTTCCAGACAGGCCGTTCTTCTTCTTCGGCTCTTGCTCACTACCAGTGGTGAGTTTACGGAAGAGACGTACAACCTTATCGGTGTTGTAGATTTTCTTATCTGCCCAGCGCTGATACTGCATGACAATATCTTGATGACGCTCGATAGAGTTATCGAAGGCAGAGATAAACCCATCGACATTAAAGTTCTTCGTATGCCTACGCCGAGTAACATCATAATCACCAAGGATCATTCCGTTAGTGCAGAAGAAGTCAATCGCTCCACCGTGGAACACAACAGAGGAAGAGCCATCGAAGGTGTTTTTCAGAACAAACCGCAGGCCAATATTTGTCTTGTGTCCTGTATCAGTTTCTACCTCCTTCTGCATACGAGGAAGAATATATTCTGAGTAACAGACAGCGCCATTCTTCGCAATGTGATCCTTGATCTTGATATTTTCAAGGACAACAGGATCGAAGTGGTTTATCATCTGGTGCTGCATAGGCATGAGAATTTCTTCATTCTCTACAACCCGATACTTTCTATTGACGATAGACAACAAAGTATCTTGCTCCGAAATACCATCACCACGGGTGAGCATCTTGTAGTTGTCTCCCGCAATGCCTGTACAAGCACCAATAACATCTTGCTCGTACACCTTAAAGAAAACTTCTCTGTCGTTGGTAGTGGTAAGTTGATTCAACATGATGTGATTCTCCTTAGTTTTCACACTTTTCAGGTACAACAATTATAGTCTCGTTTAGTTTATTTTCAAGATGTTTTATTCTTTCTTTTAAGGTAAGAATATCAGCATCTTGTGCAGCGTCATCGACTATACCCTTAACGCTAGTTGCTGCTCCACCCACCAATGCTGCGGCAGGTAGAACGGCACAGCCGGATAGACTAAAGATCACAGCCGACCCGACAATGAATGGTGCAAGCAATGGTTTATGCTTCAAGAGATTTCTCCGTCGCTAGTTCTTGTTCATACCAGAATGGTATTTCACTGTAGTTCCACTTAGCAATTTCTCTTTTACTCCCTACGTAGTAGTTGTGATATGCTTTGACCGTTGAGTTATGCTTGTATTCATCTGGCATACACTGCGGCGGTTCTCTCCACTCACCCTTGGGAATTTCATACGGCAGGTTAGACAGGTTCTGTACTATGCCTTTGCGTTCTGTCGCATGAACTTTACCATAGCGGCGAGTGTATTCTTTACAAGTCTCGTAAAGTAATGCCCACAACCATTTGTAATGCTTATCGTTTTCTCTTGCCCATACAGCGGATGGGTGGTTTTTGTGGGTTGACTTGTAACATTCGATTGATGGTACACCGTCTAGTTCATGGTGTGCTGTTGATAGTAGTTGTGCATACTCAAGGATCATCTTGACTATGTGTTTATCGCAATGCCATTGAGCAGCAGTTTGCGGGTGTGGTGACAGATAGAATATATTCATCGTTGATTACCTCTTTACTGCATCGCCAATCCATGAGAAAGTGACAATTTCTTTTGTCTTGTCTGGTGTTTCACCATTCACAGGACAACGCTTGATAATAATATTATCCCTAGTACCTATTACCAAGTTTATCATCTTAGCTATGAATGTTGATCGCTCGCTATCCTCGTCATCTTTCCAGAATATTCTCGAACATACCTCTCTCATTTTATATTCTGGATAAAACTCTATGTAAGCGGTTATTTGCTCCTTAGCCGTTGTCATTTCTCCAAGTACCAACTCTTGTCCTTTCCGCTGATGCCTTCTACAGGTCATCGACTCGTACCTTTCCCTCAATAGTGAGAGATGAATTTTCATTCATAAAGAATGTTACTTCCTCACGATTGCCATCGTCACAAGTAACCTCTACTGTTAAAGTAGAATAACCGTCTCGTTGTGTTTTCTTCATAACAACATCTTCGACTCGGTGAATACTGATATTAGCCATTGTCTTTTCTCCTTGATGGTTACGCTAATGCTATGTAAATGATGAGAAAAATTAAGGTTATTCCCACTGCTTGCAGGTACACTCCTAACATCCTACACCTTCCCCGTCAAACAAAACATACGAAAAGAATCGTATTCTTTCTTACGCAACTCCTCATTATTCCACCATGAGGGTAGTGGTTTGATATTCTTTTCGTAAGCGTTGATCCAGTCTTTGTAAGTTATTTCTACTTTCATTCTTCATACTCCTTTGCAGATGGATAATCTTCTAGCAGTTCAGCTAGATCGTTATAGTAATCCTCGACGACAACCCGCCCCGTACCATGACAGGACAGACAATCATTCTCCTGTGAGGATGGGTCGTTGGGATGACCTATAGTATATTTACCATGCCCTTCACACTCCCAGCAATCTACTGTAAATCTCTTTACCATTTCCATTTACCTTTCGTTTTTACTATTCGTGTTAGGTCATACAATATCCATATTAGATAGGGAATAAGTGTAGCAAGACAGATTACACCAAGTATTTCTATCATGTTAGTTTGTACTCCCAAAATAGCTTGGCAAAGTACATTTTGTCGTCTTCGTATAGTTCTTCCCATTGTCTTGTAAACCCTCTATCCTCTGCTGCATCTTCCTCGAGTTTATAGTAAAATTCTTGTATCTCCTCGTCTATCATCTTTTCCGATTCGCTCATCATGTAACATCTCCTGTATTTCACTAGTGTAATTAGTCGATTACAAATCCAGTTACATCCTTTTTCGCTTTGCCTTTGGCATACAGCGCCACGACCACGTTATCAGGATCAAGAAAGCGTAGGTCGTCCGCATCGCCGTTGATAACTTTACGGCCTAGAAAAGTATCTGGAATATTGTTCTTGTCTCGAAACACTACGGCAAGGTTTGCGCCGTAAGTGTTTGCATATTCTACTACTTTGTCTCGATATGTATCGTTCGCCTCTGAATAAGAAAGGGTGAGGTGATAATTGCTAGGCCAATGCTTCGCGACTCGATTGTAGACCTTGGTGTAGTCATAGAATTGAATGCGTGGGTAATCCTCTATGATCTTGCGCCAGTGGTAGTCGCTTGTTCCGTTTAGTCTCACGACAGGCTGTATGCCTTTGCGTTCGCAATACTTTTGAAACTTGTCCAAATCCTTGCGGAGTAGCGCATCAAACTCCTCTGGTAGTCGCAGCAATAGTTTTGCTTTTCTATGCCGCGCGGCTTGTACTGTATTGAGTGCGCCTCGCCCCGCCGTGTTAAGACAACCCGCCTTACATCCCGCTTGCCTTGCCATAGGACATAGAAAATCGTCGGGTAGTAGATACATGATTGCCGTGAGATATTCTGACCCATCACCCTTGATTGTCTTTGCGTTATTTCCTACGCCTAGCAGTTTCAATCCGTTTACTTTAGCCATAGTCTTATCCTTTCAAAAGTACCTAAAGGGGCATGTTAAGTAGAGAATAATTCCGAGTAGCACAAATGGAATTGCGCTAATTAGAGATATATCCATATTTAGTTCGCCTCACATTGTTGTTTGATGGTGAATTACACTAGTGAAATAGACTAGTCTCTTAGCCATTGTTTGAACGTCTTTGGGTATTCATCCCGCGCCACGCACCACACATAGCATTCGTACCGCTCTACCAATTTGGGCGGTGCTTCTGGTTCTGTCTGTAGTTGAAGCGCCACAAAGCGCCTAATACTTGCGTCGGTTTTCATTCCTGTCATTATGTTATCCTTTTCTGTTTTTTTACCCTTCTGGATGTTAAGAAAGTACAATTTACACATATAAAAAGTGCCACTGCCAGCTATGCCAGCAGCGACACTTTTCCTATTTGTAAACCGGGATTGGTGCGGAGGGACTAAGCGGCAATCAGCTTGCTAAATTCCGCCATGCGAGCCACAAAGGCTTGCTTATCGCCCTTAATTTCCCAGCCTTCCTCTTGCGCCTTTTCGATCCGCTTGTTCGCAAGTTCGAGTAATTTTTCCGCGACAAGTAGCTTGTCAAGGTCTATCGTGGGCATTGT